CCTTAGATTTAGGAGATGTATCAGATAAAACTATAGCTGATATTGAAAATATAAGAAATAATATAGAAGATAGACTTTTATCAATAGGGGATTACATAGGATTAGATGCTTCAAATATGTTCTTGGGCGAAATTGAAAAGATAAGTAATGGGATAGATGGGCTTATAGAAAAGTATGTTCAATTGAATGATGATACAGTAATTGACCTTACAGGGGTAAAAGAGTATGTAGCACTTATCGATAATGGTTTAGCTGATGTAGGAAATACTATAGATAAATATATGAATAAACCTCTTGAACAAACAGAGGATGAAATGAATACATTAGCTAATGAAATTGATAATATAGAAAATTATATACATTCTGGAAAAGGGTTAATTGACACTAAAACAATTGATGATGCAAAGTTAAAATTAGAAGAGTTTATCAATAAGTATTTTGAGCTTATAGATGCAAGAGATGCATATAATTCAAGTGTAGATAACAAATTTATAGATAGCAATACAGTTGTTGTAATTGATGAAGTAAGTGATGCATATAAAAATTTACATGATGAAATAGTTGAAGATAAAGAAGTAGAAGAGAGAATTAAAAGATATGAAGAGGCATTTAGTCAGGTAAGAAATGGCATTGATGAGGGTTTACTTAATCCAATGTCAGTTACTAAAGAAGAACTAGCAAAATTAGCTGATACAATAGATAAGTTGTACGATGAATATGCAGCAATAGACTTTGGTGCTAAAGAGGAGCAAGCTGGGGAAAATATAAGCAAATTACAAAATGATTTTTTAAATTTAGCAGGTACATTTAAGAATTTAAGCTCTGAGGCACAAAAATTTGAGCAGGAAATGTCATTTAGATATGGTGACATATCTGGTGGCATGATGAGCAAACTCCTTGAAAATTCTCCATTCAAGGATATGAATAAAGAAGTAGTAGAAAGCACTGAAGAGTGGAGAGAACGTGTCACCAAAGCAGTAGATGATATGAATGGCACGATAGGTAATCTCCGTGTTAATAGTGTATTTGAGGGAATTAAAAATGAGGTAGCAGATGTACAAAATGAAATATCCAATTCAGGGGATACATTAAAAGAGAATGTAGAATTAAGTGCAGAAGAATTATTAAATGATATTGTTACAGTGTATGATGACTTTGGCAATATGGTTCGTATGAGGTCAGATCAATATGCTGAGCAGTTTATTGAGCCATATGAATATACAGGGGATAAATTAAAAGAGGATGTGGAGTCTAAGGCACAAACATTATTAAATGATACTGTTAAATTATATGATGCATTTGGTAGTGAAATAAGTGCAGGTTCTAATCAATTTGCTATAGAGTTTACTGAACCTTATAAAAAAGAATTAAATGAGACTGTTGAGCTGTTTACTGTTACAAATGATAAAATTGAGGATGATACAGAGGATACTATAGATGAAATTGAAGATGCATTTGAAAATGCAGGAGAAAAAATTAAAGATGCATATAACATGGATTTTTTAGAGGGTTCTGTATTTGAAGTAGATAGTGGTGATAGTGGGCTTGATTTAGGTTTACAGTTTGAGCAAGCTGAAAAATCCTCAAGTGGTATTAGTGATGCAGTTAAAGATTTTGTTAGTGAGATTGGTATTGCTGATATAGCAGTAAAGGGAATTAAAAAAGCTTGGGATGAACTTAGTGATACACTTCAAGAAGTAATAGAGTTAGCAGAAGATATAGGTGGTAGTTTAGTAGGGGCATTTGAGACAGTAAACGAAGTAATAGAAGGTACAATTGACCTTACTGAGGAACTTGCTGGTAAATTTTATGATCTTGCAGATAAAGGTGTTACATTGCAACAAAAATGGTTCACCATATTTAATTATATGGGTGGACAAGGTGGAACTGAAATACAGGGATTCTTAAATGACCTGCAAGAGATATATGGGGTAGATGCAGATAATTTGACACAAGGTATGCGTAGTATTGCTTCTGCTGTACGCAATATGGGTTTAAGTGCTGAACAGAGTGTAAAAGCAGTTAAACAGTTTACAGGGCTTGGGTTAGACCTATCTGCATATACAGGGATTGACTATAATAGTATAATAAGTCAGATACAGAGTTCTGTAAACATGGGTTATTTAGGAAGAAATAGTCCATTGATACAGGCACTTGGTTTAACTGACAAAGATGTAGAAACCTTTAAGTCATTAAATACACAATTAGAGCGTGCTAATTTTCTATTGAGCAAAGGGGCAGCAGTAGGTGGCACATATGAAAAGTGGATTCATACTGCGGCTGGCAAGGTTCAGTTATTTAGTAATGCATTAAGTAGATTGGATGGTGATGTTCAGAGATTAGCAATACAGTTATTTGCTAAACTTGCTCCTGCTTTAACTGCAATAATAAATTTAGTAGACAATTTGGTTGTAGGTATAACAAAATTATTTGGGTATGATTTAACTGGTGCTGAGGCAAATCTTGCTGACATGGGCATGGACTTTAGTGGTTTATCAAATGGGTTGGAATCTGTACCAGAAGAAATGGAGGAAGTGGCAGATAGTGTTGATAATGTATCAGATAGCATGGATGATATGTCCGATAAAGCTGATCAGGCAGAAAAACATTTAGCAAGTTTTGATGATGTGATACAAATAAATGATACAGATGACAATGCATTTAGTAATTTAGGTGATACTGGAGACATTGAGGACTTAGGGGACAGTTTAACAGATGTAAATGACATACTTGATGGTTTACAGGGGTTTGATATTGGTGACTGGGGTCTGGATGATAAGGAAAGAGAATTATCAGAATTAGAGGAAAAGCTACAGGAGATTGCTGACTTATTACTTGAAGGAAAATTTGAGGAGGCAGGTCAGAAATTAAATAGTCTATTACAAGATGCATTAGTTGGAATACCTTGGGATGAAATACAAGAAAAGGCTTCAAATACTGGTATAGCAATAGCAGAGTTTTTAAATGGATTACTTGAAGATAAAGAATTATTTACAGAGGTAGGAAATTTCTTTGCACAAGGATTAAACACTGTAGTTTACCTTATTCGAGATTTTGCAGGTGAGTTACACTGGGATGAAGTAGGAGTGGCATTATCAGAATCTTGGAAGGGATTTTGGGAAGGTTTTGACAGTGCAGCACTAGGACAAGCATTATTCGAGGTCATTCATGGTGCATTTGAAACATTACAAGGTTTCGTTGATGACATGTGGACAGCTGATGAGGAGTCAGGTCTTAGTGGATGGGGCTTAGCAGGTAGTAAGATAGCAGATGTTCCTAATACATTTTTTAGTAATTGGACAGATGAGGATATAGAAAATGCAGCTAACAGTGTAATACAGTTTATAAACGGTGTATTTGAAACATTAAAGTCATTTATAGAAAACTTAGATACAGAGGATATAAAAGAAAAACTGTTATTATTTATCAAAAGAGCATTTGAGGGGATAGTTGAAAATGCAGGTGACTGGGGTGATACAATTGGTGAGGTAGTTCAGTTTTTAATTGAACTTATTCAAGGTACTATTGAAGAATATGATTCGACTGGTCTAAGAGATGCAATAAAAGAATTTTTAAGTAATGCTCATATAGGAGATTTAGTGTGGAGCATAACGCTACTGCGTTTAAAGATATGGTGGGAAGACCTATGCATAGAAACAGGAGTAAAACTTGAAGGATTAGGGAACTTAATCATTGATGGTCTTTTAGAAATAGTAAGCGGAGCAATAGATGTAATACAAGCAATTCCAGGGTATTTGGCTGACATAGGCAACTTTGGAGATAACTGGATTAGTGGTGCAAAAGACATAGCAGGTGGTTTATTAGGAAAACTTCATATTCCTATTCCACATTTAGCTAAGGGTGGTATTATTGGACAGTCTACACTTGTAAATGTAGGTGAGGCAGGAAGAGAAGCAGTTGTTCCATTAGAGAATAATACCGGATGGATGAAATCACTAGCAAATGAATTTGTAAATCAAATGAATATAAATAATAATACTAATAGTAATAATACTACTGTAAATATAAGTATGGGAAACAAGATGGTTTATACGAGGTCTGAGATGTTAGAGTTTGGTAAACAGATAGCTGAGGCACTTGAACTCTATGGAGTGACTGTTACAATGAATTGATAAAGTTAAACAGAGGGAATGTGTGTAATGATACATTTCCTCTGTACTAAAAAAACATAAATTTATTATTGAAATAACATTAATCAATAGACCATTAAAAAGATTAAGATGCATATCAATATACAGATAAGTGAAATTTTGACCTAATTTTTAGAATTTCTAGCAGTTTTAGTAAAACTGTAAAGTGTATTTACAATTTTTCATAGGGAAATTTTTTAAAAATGACTTTCTAAAAATTAGGTATACATTGAAAAAATTTTAAGATACTAACTAATAAACTTACTAATAAGATTTTTGGAGGATTTTGATGGGGTAGAAAATGATAGGAAAAATTTTGAGAGTTGAGTTTAAGAAAAAGTTTAGTAATTTAATATGATAAAGTGATTGATAGGGGGAAAGAGTTTATGAGTTATTTTGAAGATGGCGTGCAGATAGATGAGAATATCAGGATAAGAGGAGTAGCAATGCCAGAGACTTCTGTACCTGTACAAATAAATATAAATACTGTCAGTGATGGTGGACGATTAGCAGATAACATTGAATTTGAAGGTAGTCGTAAGGGAGATAAAGTTACCTTTGAATTAAAGTATGATTGGTTAAACAAAGAACATTATGATATGTTGTTTAATGCTACAATAGGATATTATAGGAATGGGGGGGACTTCTTTTTTGACTTAACTGTTCCTACTTATACTCCTGAAGGAGTACAAACATATACTGTTTATTTTATGTCAAGTCATAGTGTAAATTGTGTAGATACTACAGAAAAGCATGGTCTTGGTGCAGAATACCAGCAGGGCGGAGACTTATATGATGAACTTCATCAGGATGTTGTGTTTAGTTTCGTTCAGAAATAAGGTGGTGAGCATGTATGGTTGATGTTGTGCAAGATGTAAAAGCAGAGGTTACTATTATTTTTAAGAATGGTGACAGGTATGAAATGCCTCTTTCAGATGGTGTTACAAGTTTGGATAATTATTGTACATCTATAGATATAGATGAGCAGTTGTATAAGAATAGTAGTAATAATGTTGTAGGCAATGTGTGTGGTAATACTATGTCATTGAACTTGGTCAGTAGGGATAAATTATTGATACCAAATAATGATGATAGTATCTATTCTGGTATGATGAATAATACGGCAATGGTTGAAGTGACTTTCAAGTATGTATATTATGATAGAGAAACTGAAAGAAATGTAAACGTAGAGGAGTTTATGGGAAGGTATTTTGTGGACACATGGGAGGGTGGAACAGATGCTTCAAGGTCACAAGAAGTAAGCATTAGTGCAGTTGACCTTTTTAGTAAAGTGAAAAATATTCCATTAACAAAGATGCGGACAAGAAGATGGTTATCATTTAATGATTATATTAAGTATGTTATTAATACATTGAACAGAGGACTTCCAGAAGTTATGCAGGTACACTATAGGGATGCAGATTTAGATATATATAAAAATAGTAATTATGAATGGCAGATGGAGTATAATAACATTGACCGTGATACAGTAGAGGTATTGTTTAACAGTATAGCAAAAGATAGTATCAGTTATATCTGGATTGATAGGGATGGTTATTTACAAACAGATCATCTTTTGGATGACACTGCTAGTGAATCAGTATGTTTATTAAGCGGTTCAAAGAATTTATTAGAGTATAATGTTCAGGCTGGTGCAGTAAATAATTATTCTGGTGTATCAGTGAAATACATTGAAAATATAACTCTGGCAAGGGATTTACTTTTAGATATAAAAGATGCTACATTAGATATAGGGGATAACTTATTATCAGAGAGAAAAATGAAAAGTGATAAAGTTTATAACATAGATGAGATAGCATTTGACAGTGATACTGCACAAACCTTACACTTTGATTATTATAAGGACAAGCTGGATTTATATATAAACGCAGGTGAATATAGACCATACACTATAAAAGTGTATGGCACATATATTATTGAGGATTATGGTACAGTTATAAGATATAAGGACGAAGATAATAAAGATACTATCATTGAAATGGAAAACAGGGTACTTAGAAAAGAATTGATAAACAGGTATGTAAACGGCTTAATAAATCTAATGTCATGTAAGAATGCTCAGGTGCAGTGTACTGGATATATCAATCCTTCCCTGCGATGTGGAAATACATGTCATTTTATAGGCAGCAGATTTAATGTGAATGCCTATTATAAAGTAGTAGGATTGAAGTTTAGTTTAAGTGGTGCAAGTTATCGGTGTACTGCGAACTTAATAAAAACAGTTGAGACAGAGGAAACAGTTGATGACATTCTATGTTCACAGATGGAGAAGTTGTATAATGCAGCTATGGGGGCATATATAGATATAAATAGTATTCAAGATGTTACAGATGCTCAGGATGCATATATTATGAGCAATATAGGAGATTTATTAAACAAATTGAAGGAGACTGTAGAGGAGTGAATAAGTAATATGGCATATAATAGTGAGAAAGATATTCAGTGGAGAAATACACCTGTCTTTAATTTAAACAGTGGATTTCAATGTGATAATGCATATATGTCCGATTCAGGTCTAGTGATGCATGAGGGAGGGAGTGCTAGTTTATATGTTAATACCAGTGGAACGGAGAAGGCAGACTATGGAAAATTAATTGTGCATTTAAGTAGTAATGATAGAAGTCTGACAAGTGAGGATGCAAAGCCAGTTGTGGCTATAGTTAGGTTATATTATGATAATGGTGATAACGCTGCGGAGGAATACTTTCCTTGCTATGAATTTGAAAGCAAGTATGAGGGAGATTATATTATATTTAGTTTATTGAATAAGCCTGTCATAAGTGTCAGTGTATCAATAAGGTCATTTGAGGAGACAGATGTTATTATTACAAACACTGAATTATATTTTAACTACACTGAAAAAGATGAAATAACATATAGTATGGGAAATATGATTAGTAGTATGTTACCCTCTGCCTTAGAGGATTATATAGATGAGCATGGTATTCCTGGTTGTGATTGTAAAGCTCAGTTAATCATACCATTATTAAAACTGACAGAATATCAAAAGTATGAGACAGATACAGGTGTTCCATTAGAGGATGGCAGTATTTGGAGAGCAGAGTGGCATGAAGATGGAGACGGAACATTTAGATATGATAAATTGACCGCTACAGTAGATGACCCATTAAGTAGTATTTTGCAGGATATAAATAGGTATGTTGAGAATCATGATGGAGATATAGATATAGATAAGGATACTACATTACAGGGGTATTTTGATAAATTAGACGATTATACATCTGAGGGTACAAATAAAAATGATAATACTACAATAGAGAAATATATTGATTATAGAAAAAATAATGAGAAATTTAGTGATGTTCTTGATGAATTAGAGGAGTATTTACCGTCAGATGAAGAGCAAGGCAGGTGAAGTTTAATGCATACTTTTACATTTTCCATAAAAATAGGAGAGAATGCATATGCAAGTGGTACATACCATGTAACAAATACAATGGATGAGTATAATGATTCTGTAGAGGATTATTGTAGCAGTCTAGAGATAAGCGGCACTGGTGAAATAGATTTATCTCTTGAAGAAGAATATGAGCATACATATTATTCAGAAGGTGAAACAAAGACTGTTACATTGAGCTGGTATAAGGTGTGGAATGTATGTATAGCACATACAGTAGATGTGTCAGGTGTGACAAATATTCCAGATAGATTCTTTCAAAGAAGTTATGGTGATGTTATAGATTCTACATATTATAAAACAAGAAGGCAAAACAATAGAGTAAATATCATAAATATTAATAGTAGTATAACTTCTATAGGATGGATAGCATTTTCTACACAAATAACCAGAGATGTAGTATTTACGACTTTACCATTGGATATATATTTACAAGGAGTATTTGGTGATAGTGAGGTTTATTCTGAGGGTGGAGAGCATGGACTAGTAAAAAAGAGATGTAGTGATTTTTGGGGTACACACTGGGTTGAGACAATAGCACAATATGGAGTCAAGGAAATGAATAACGGTTATATAGCAGTAATCATTTATAAAGGAGATAAATTACATACTATTAATTTCACTGACCCTACTAAAATTGAATTTATAAATAATAATGCCTTTGATGGTTGTTGTAGATTGAGTCAAATTGATTTTGGAAATCATACTCCTGAGGTAATAGGTGATTACTTATTTAAAAGTTGTTTTAGTATATCTAATGTACATTTAGATAAGAATTTAATACCTACTGTGAAAATGTTTAGCGATTGTGTGAATCTGGAGACTTTTAATCAAGATAATAGCATTATATCTTATGAGGGGGTTTTATATGATAAACCTAACATGCAATTTAATAACTGTGTGAGTTTAAAGTTTATAACTTTACCGGAAGAGTTTAAACCAAATAATGAGCTTAGTTGGCTAAACTGGTACACTACAAAAATTTTTTGTGTACCAAAATATGTGTGTTTTGACATTGATGAAAATGGTTATGCATATTTAGATATATATGGTACTTCTGCATTTCCTTGTTGTAGAAGGTGGAGAGCATTAGATAATCGTCGTGTTAGATATGAAGTTAATGATTTTCAGTATGCTGGACGATTAACATTGATTCTATCTCATAGACATAAGTATTATATCATCAATTGTCATCCACGACCTTTTGATGATAAGGAGTTAGATAAATATTTACCGGTCATACATAGAAATCGTACATGGTATGTAGCTACTGGTGCTAATGGAGATTTTGATTATAGATATAGTTATTCTACCCCTTTGATTGTGTTAGATACTGATGAAGATAGCAGGTCTCCGTACGAAGATGATAAAACTATCATTGCTACAAATACATATTATAATATGTTAGGCAACAATCCAAGAGAGCATGATGATGATGATGAGGATTAGTATTGTGTCATATCAATAGGGAGGTTTAGATGGTTGTTTATAAGGTCATAAACGGTTTTGGCATTTTCAATATTATTCAGAAATCGAAATGACGATTTTGCAACATATTCAAGTCTTTCTTCAATAGTTATAAACCTTCTATTTAGAGTTTCTGCTACATAACCTGTTGTGTTGCTACCTGCGAATATGTCCAATATTAAATCTCCCTCTACAGTTAATGATTTGATAAACCATTCTGCAAGTTTGGGTGGCATGGTAGAGGGTTGACCTTTAATCTTTAATTTTCGACATGCTACATGATATTGTGACCTGTTATTTGTATTTGGTATTTCTAACAGGTTACAAGGTAATGCCCCCTCTCCCTTTTGCCATGACATTGATTTATTATTACGGTGTTTACGGAAGAATTTCTTCATGGATTTGGAATAAGGTACAAGGACTTGTGTCATATCAGATTTAGTTTCGAGTGGTGATTTGCAGAGCCACCATACATTGTCGATTTTGTCTACTGGACGAAGTTTGCGTTTAGCAGTAAAAACCGCAGGCAACGGGAGACGAGAGGGGTTGTACCAATACATGGGACATGCAAGATAAAGTCCATAATCATCTACGAGTTTCAATAAAACACGAAATTGGTAGATATTAAAGGCAGGGATGCCTTTTGACCATGTGTTTCCGAAGTCAAGGACAATACTACCTGTATCTTTAATTTTGGGTAAGATTGATTCAATATAGGGCATAAAAAAGTCAATATATCTTTCCTGATTAACATTTCCATATTCTTTCTCTATAAGTAACGGAAATGGCGGACTGGTAAACAATAGATCTACAGAATTATCTTCAAGTATTTCGGGTATTAGTTTCAAAGAGTCACCACAATAAGCATTTCCATTTTGAGTAGTATAACATAGCATAATAGTTATCTCCTTTCTAATTAGTTACTATTATACCATAATTTTGACATTAATTTCAATAGTAATAAATAAAAAATTAGGAGGTATTGAAAAATGGAGTTAAGAGGGATTGACGTTAGTAAGCATAATGGTAATATTGACTGGAAAGCTGTAAAGCAATCAGGCAGAGTAGATTTTGTTATCATACGTGCTGGATATGGTAAGCTTGCAAGTCAGAAGGATGTAAAATTCGAGGATAATTATAGAGGGTGTAAAGAGAATAACATTCCTTGCGGAGTTTATTGGTATAGTTATGCAAAGAGTGTAGATGAGATACGTACAGAGGCTAAAGTATTCTTACAGGTGATTAAGGGTAAGCAGTTCGAGTATCCTGTTTATTTAGATTTTGAGGAAAAGAGTCAGTTTGCATTAGGCAAAGCAAAGTGCTGTGAGATGGCTAAGGCATTTATGGATATAATTGAGCAAGCTGGTTATTACACTGGCATGTATTGCTCTAAAAGTTATTTAGAGAATTATTTTACTGACGATATAAAAAATCGATATGATATATGGCTGGCACACTATACCTCAAAAACAAATTACACAGGTCAATATGGTATATGGCAGTATACGAGTGAAGGTATTACTCATGGTATCAGTGGTCATGTAGATATGAATATAGGCTACAAGGATTATCCGACAATTATAAAAAATGCAGGTCTTAACGGATATGAAAAGCAAGCAGTTGTAGTAGATAATAATACAATAGATAATAGTAATACAATAGATAATATAATTGAGTATGCAAATAAGATTAAGAGTTTAGCAGAGGAGCTGAGGCATAATGAATAAAGAAGATATGCTGAAAGTTACTGAGCGTGACCTTGGCAAGGGTGTACCATTTAGTAGGATTAGGAGAATCACTGGTTATTTGACAGGAGACCTTTCTACTTGGGGTGGAGCAAAGCAGGCTGAGGAGCGTGACAGAGTAAAACATGTATCTGAATCCTGTTCATGTAATGATTAACAAGGCTTCATAATTAATTACTTTCTTTCTGATAGATGGCATGAGCTGAAAAGCTTGTGCCATTTATTTTTTAATATGCTTGACAGTGACTTATTTAGATGTTATAATACAGTTAAAAGCTTTAGGTATTCACATTTACACATTGTGATTACCTACTTTTGTACATATATTATAATAATAGATATAAATAATTTTAAGAGGAGATGTTATTATGAAATTTAAAGAGATGACAGATAATGAAAAGGTAGTAGCAGTTATGAAAATAGTGCAGGGTGAAAATTTAAACATGGATATTTCACAAGATGACCTTGTGGATGTAATAAGATTCATGGTTGAGAAAATGGATAAACAATTTGGATGTGATGTTGCTGACCGAGTTGTTATTAAGAAGGCGGTATCAGATACAGGAAAATACTGTCATAAAACAGATGCTCAAAAGCAAGAAATATTAGATTGTCTGATAAAAAATAAGAGAGGCATAAGTGGAGTGTCAGTTGAGCTAAATGTGTCAAGGGATACAGTACGTAGAGTTTATGAGGAAAATAAGGAGCTTATAGAAAAAAGTAAAAAGAATAAAAAGAAAAAAGCGGATGCACCAAAAGAAAGCTTAACTGACATAAGGAATAAACAAATGCAGGAATCAATTGAAAAATTAGAGGAACATATAGCAAAACAGAATAAACAAGATGTAGATTTGAGTGACTTTGAAGAAATAATAAATATGCCTTTCTAATTTAAGTATAGTAGTGAATTGATTACATAGTTTTAAGAGCAGAGAACATTGATTCTTTGCTCTTTTTGTGTTTATAGGGTAATGACATAATGGTAGTCACATTTACACATTAAGATAGGCACATTTACACATTGTCACTATGATATTAACATGTTATAAAAATACGGTGAACATTTCAATGCATGCTAATCATTAAAAGTGGTAGTCTACATAGCACTAATTTTTGTTACATTAAAAGCCCTTCTTCTACATTGATATAAAATAGCTATTACCATGATTTCGACATAAAATATATATATTAATAATCTCCCAAGGAAAAGTGGCTTTCCCCGAGTTCATTTATGAAAAAATAATAGGGTACTTAGATATATAAAAATAAAACAATGTGTACATAGGCAATAATTGACCAAACAGAGGGGAAAGCCTGTGTTCATACAAATAATAATGATAGCATAGAGGAGGCTGTTTCATACCGATCCAAATCTTAAAAACAGGAGGAAATTGTGGTAGATTTATTATAAAAGTATTTATTTTAAACATTAAGTTCATTAATACTCCTACAAATAAACAATAAACAGATGCTATTGTGTCATTAAAGTAAACATGATAGCATTTGTATTTTTCTTCATGCTATTGTTAAAAATAGTAATATCCTGAAAATATGCATATTTTAGATATAAGTTCAAATTTATATATAAAATAAGTTGTCAAATTGTAAAGCAAGGTATATTAAAATTAACAGTTATAGGCATGATTAGAAGTGTAAGCATAGGGTATAGTTGAAATTAACAGTTCAAGGGGTGAAATGGTATTCAGAATATTGGCTAGTTGATTAAGATAGAATAGCATTTATAGAGAAGAGGTGAAAAGAGTTATGAATTCATATTATTATAAAGGGTTTACTTCTATTATAGAATATGATAACCTTAACTATAAAGTGGTATTAGATGGAAAATTAAGGTTTACAGGTAATTTTGGACATAATAAATTATGTAGAGCAGTTACTTTAGGATGATGTAGAAAAATTCAAGGAGGCAATACTAGATAGAGAGATTAGCAAGTATTTAGATAATTTATTTAATAAGATTAAGAATAGAAGGGTTTTTAAAAGTGAGATACAGATTAAAGTAATGGTTTATCACTATTTAATAGAAAGCAGAGAATTTAAGATTAGCTTTAAGTATTATGGACTTGACATTATGATTGAAAGTGATGCAGGTAGTTTTAGTCTTTATGTTAATGGTGAATTTGATGGAGCATCAATTGAAAAAATTATGGTTGAATTAGAGGAAGTATTAAGACATTATGATGTACCATTGAGCAATAGGGATAATAAAACAATTATTATAGATTCACTATGCAAGTTTGAAGATTTATAAACAAGGATTTTATTTGGGAGGTTTATATGAATATAGATGTTGTAATAGGTAATCCACCTTATAACAGGGGCATAGATATAGATTTCATGTACAATGGTTTTAATTTATGTAATACATGTTGTAGTTTTGTTGTACCTGCAAAGTGGCAAACTTGTGCAGATGATACTATTGTATATGCTAATTTTAATTATAAAATACTTAGGGATGCAATAGTTGAGCATGTTAGAGAGGTTGTATATTATTTTGATTCGGCAGAGGTGTTTAGAGTGGCTGTACCTAGTGGTATCACATGTTTTGTAGCAGATAAACATGAAGTTTATGACAAAACAGTGATAACTAATAAAGGTAAGCATTTAAATATATTAAATAGTAAAATGATAAGAAGTATAAGAGACAGGGCTACTTGGCATAATATAGGATATGAGCTACTTGAATATATAAAGAGGTATAGAAAGTATGATGCATTTAGTTTTGATAGGGTAGATAAAAATAAACGTTATAAAGTGTTTATTAATGATCCGTTAAGTTTTGGGGGTTGCTCAGGTACAAAAAGTATTGAAGATCAGCATTTTATGACTACAAAAGATAAAAATCTTTTTGTTTTAGGTGTGACAAGGTTGATAGATTCAAATGATGAAAATGATAGGTGTCCAGCTACCTTAAGTTCAGTTGCATTTAGTTCAGATAATATAAATGACTGCAAGAATTTTATATATTGGGTACAGAGTAAATTTGTAGGATTCTTCATACTTATAAATATAAGTAAGTTGATGTCAGTTGTTACGAATGATTATTTTAGATATGTACCTGAACCTTTAATAGATAATACAGGAGAATATGATTGGAAAATAAGATATAACGATGAAATATTGTATAGTTTATATGGTTTAGATAATGATGATGCAGTAGCATCAAATGGTATACCATTTAGAAAAATTATAGATAATGTAATAAAGGAGAGGAGTATTGAAATATGAATATAGGATATGTAGGAGTAAGCACCATTGACCAGAATGAGGCAAGGCAGGTTGAGGCATTAAAGCAGTATAACATTGACAAATGGTTTATTGAGAAGGTCAGTGGGAAAAATATGGAGCGGTCAGAATTGAAGAAGATGCTTGACTTCTGTAGAGAAGGTGATGCTGTTTATGTCCTGGATTGGAGTAGATTGAGCAGGTCACTTAAAGATCTCCTTGCCATCATAGAGTTATTAGATAAGAAGCATGTTAGATTGATAAGCTTAAAGGAGAATTTTGATTTACATAGTTCTACCGGAAGGTTATTCATGCAGATTATAGCAGCTATCAATGAATTTGAAAGAAATAATCTTTTAGAGAGACAAAGAGAAGGAATTGCTATCGCTAAGCAGAATGGTAAATATAAGGGAAGAAAAGAGAATACATATAATCAAGAACTTTTAAAAGAGGTATTAACCGGATTGAAAAATAAGAATATAAGTGTTACAGGAGCAAGTAAGGCATTAAATGTTACAAGACCAACTATTTATAAGCTAATGAAAAAGTATGGCATACAATATAATAAAAATGAGGAGTGATTGATATGAGATATAAGAATAATAAAATAAGAGAAGTTTACAGTGGATTTATGAGTTTAGCATAAAAATAGAATAGATACATAAAACAGGCATTTGCTGAAAACTAATAGCAAGCTATGTAAAAACTTGTCACTTAGTTGCTAAAGTAAATGCCTGTTTTTAGGCATATAAGGTAATAAAAGATATAAATAATAAAAAATAAGAAAAGTAAATAGTTATAATTTAATTTTAGAAGGGAGCAATTTATATGAAATATAACTTGCAATTTAAAACAGGTGATACATGGAAAACGAGAAAAACTGCTGGCAGTTTATATAGTGTTACAAATACCATGTATGAAATAGCATATAGATTATTAAAAAAGCATGATATGGATGATATAGAATACAGAGTATTAAAGTGCAAGAATAATAAAATAAGAGAAGTTTACAGTGGATTTATTAGTTTAGCATAAAAATAGAATGGATACATAAAACAGGCATTTGCTGAAAACTAATAGCAGTTATGTAAAAACTTGTCACTTAGTTGCTAAAGTAAAATGCCTGTTTTTAGGCATATAAGGTAATAAAAGATATAAATAATAAAAAATAAGAAAAGTAAATAGTTATAATTTAGTTTTAAGATTTAATTTTTAGAAAAGGGGTAATTTACATGAAAGCAACATTAAACATTAGTAACATAACGTTAAATAATAGCAGTATTGTTATTAATACTTGTAGTAAAGAGTTAGAGGACATAGTGAAGGATTTGGGTTTTAAGAGTAGTAATGCAGATAGTAATAACAATGCAAATAATTTACAATCATGCACGGTATTAAGTACTTCACAGTATATTGATACAATATCGGCTATAGCTCGTCCAAGAAAAGTAGACTGGAATACATTTAAAGAATTACATAAAGATGAAGATGGTATACATGGAAAATTAACAATAGATGGCATAATAGCAAATTACTTTAAAAATATAGTTTGGGATAAAGAAGGTGTCAGAGTATACTTTGCTAATGGTACGAGTGCAAGATTTAATTTTGATGGTACTTTTATAAGATATTATGTAAAAAAGAATGGTAGAGAGTGTAGTCATGGATTAAACGGGTATCGTACAGGTAAGGGAACTTTTAAAGATGGAGGGCATATAAGAGTAAGCATATTAAATAGAGATTTCTATCTTGAAAGAGTTATTAAAATCTTGGATGATATAAACAATGACTTACTACCTGAAAGTTATAATGGTTTCGTGGCAAATATGATAAGGACAGATGGAAATACAAAATTAGCAGCTATGTCAAAAATAAAACCAGATTTCTCACCATGTAATATAGAATGGACTACAGATAAAGAAAATTTAAAAGCATATAATATTGTAAAATATTTAGAGAAAAGAACAGGAAAACATTATGTAATAACAGCTAATGATAAGCAATTACAGGATTTATACACATTTAAGAGGGATAGTCAAGCTTTTATAAATTATTGTAATCAGAATTATAAAACAATACAAGCATAATTGAGGGGAGTAATAGTTATGGGCATAGTAGTTGTAGGTATAGTATTATTTGGAGTTTATGGGTTATACATATCAAAAAGATAAATAATTTCTATATATGACCTCTAAAAATATGTGGTGGGGCATGTGAAAATAAGGGTTGATACAAAAATATGTAAAATTGTATAGGATTTCACGAGAGGTTTATAAAATGTAATTTAGGGGTATTTCGGGAAAAATAAAGTGAATGGATATGTTAATTTACATGTAATTGACAGTGCTGATTAACAAAGTGATGAAAAGAGGTTGAGAATATGAATAAGGATAAGCAAGAGCAAGAGGAGTTAAGCATTATTTTGGATAAACTAAACGGGATAGAGGATAGCATTTATAATATGAATAGAAAAATTAATTTAATCGGAGACAAATTAGAAGTGGAGGGACATAGGAGAAAATATACGGATGCAGAACTTTATGAATTAAAAACAAAAATGTCTTGGAATGAGCTTAGTAGAGAGACAGGAATATCAGTGTCTTCATTAAGATACCATGTCAAAGTTTATGAGAAGGAAAATGATTTAGAAGTTATCATATGATTTAGGAGGAGATAAATATGAATGTTGCTAGGGAGCAATTAGAGTTAGAAAATAAAGAGTTAAAAATAAAAGTATATGATTTGCAAGAAGAAAATAGGCTGCTTAAAGACAAGTTTAAACATTTAAATAAAATGGATGATTTTTCAATTACCTACTTAAATTTAGAGACTACTGAGCAGAAATTCTATACAGGACAGTTAGTCCCGATTCATATAGAAGGTAGAGATGTAGTAGGAGTAGTAACAGAAATTGTTAGATTGAGAGACATGACTTTAGGTGTATTCATTAGGATACCATGATAAAGTTTATGAAAAGGAAAATGATTTAGAGATTATCATATGATACACCCTCATGTATTTAATGCATGAGGGTGTTGTGTTTGGCATTTAATAAGCATAGGATGTTTATAGGTGCATATATTAATAAATATGTATATCATTATATAAATAATATCAAGCCTATTTTAAATCATTGTTTTTATATAATAAAAAATAAAATAAGGTATTTACATTAAAATAATTTTTAATTAGGAGTGAGGCATGATGGATATACAAAAAATCTCTATTGAAAAATTAAACGGCGCAAAGTATAATCCTAGAAAAGATCTGCAACCTGCAGATCCTGAGTATGTGAAGCTTAAAAAGTCAATTGAGCATTATGGATATGTGGATCCTATTATTGTAAATAATAAGAATGGCATGTATATTGTGGTTGGTGGACACCAGAGGTTGAAGGTACTAAAGGATCTTGGCTATGATAGCGTTGAGTGTGTAGTAGTAAAGCTTAGTGATACTGAGGAGAAAGCATTAAATGTTGCATTAAACAAAATTGGTGGTGATTGGGATGCTGAAAAATTAGAGGACTTATTAAGGGATATAAGCATTGATGATAATTTTGACATTGAGCTTACTGGTTTCAGTTTAAACGAGGTGGATACACTGTTTAGTGGTTCATTGGATGAGCTGCAAGCAGATCTAGACGATTATACACGTGAACTTAGTGAGGCTGAAAAAAATAAGTTGAAGGCAATATATATTAAGATTGGTGATGGTATAAAAATAGAGATTACAGGTAGTCAATATGATAAGGTTTCAGCACTTACACCTGTAGAAATAGTAAAGAGGCTCACTGGGGAAGAAATAGAACAAAATAAAGGTGAGGTGAGACAAGAATGAGATTATATTTGGCTGGTATTGAGGGAGCAATAAACTGTGATAAGGTTAGAGAATACATATATAATATAAAGGATAACATTAATTGGTTATCCTCCTTCTATTATTTAAGAAAGAATATAAGAACAAAAGAGTTTCTAAACATCTGTGATAAAGAAAACTTCTTGTTAGATTCTGGTGCATTCACATTTAGAATACATGGACTTAAAAACATGGATATAGATACATACACACAGGAGTATATAGACTTTATAAATAAATACGACATTAAATACTTTTTTGAAATGGACATTGATTTTGATGAGGAATCTTATAAAAAGGTATTAGAGCTTAGAAAAAAAATAGAGAGCGGTACTGGAAAAAAGTGTATACCTGTTTGGCATGATACACGTGGAATAAAAGAATGGATTGATCTTATAGATAATTATGATTACATAGCTATTGGTGGTATTACCTCCACTGATGGAAAGAAGCAAGAAATAGTAAAAAAGCTGATATGTATGGCAAATAAAAAGAATGTTAAAGTTCACCTACTTGGTTATAACAGGTGTGACTTGCTAGATTATAATGCATACTCTTGTGATGCCACTTCATGGAATGGAGGGATGTACGGTGGGCTTTGGACATGGGATAATAGAACACAGAGACCTAAAAGACAAAATAGAATTCTAGGAAGAAGAGTAGAGGCTTCACGTCAAAAAGAATTGTATGTACATAACCTTAAAGTGTGGGTGTACTATCAAAGAGTATTAAGATACAAAGGTTTTTGGAGGGGTTAACATGAAAAACATATATAATAATTTAAAGGAGACATTCACAAGAAAGATGTGCGGATACTGCAATTTGGGGCAGGACTGGCATGCAGGTGTTGTTACAGTTGAAGTAATATATGGAGACGAGCTAATAGATCACAATGACATTAAAAGAATGTTTAATGATATAGCTGGATTTCATGGTATTACAGAGGACATACCAAATAAAATCATAGAATGGTTTAAAAGTAAACAGGTAAAGTATGTAAAATGTACATACGAGCTTGGAAATGTACTTAATACAAAGATTGAAATGGAATGGGGTGTGTGACATGAAAGCATTAGTATTAAGCTCAGGTGGTGTAGATTCCACCACTTGTTTGGCTATGGCAGTACAAAAGTACGGAAAAGAAAACGTTATTACAGCATCCTTATATTATGGACAGAAGCATGATAAGGAATTACAGTGTGCAAGAAAGATTGCTGAGTATTACGGCGTAGGACATATAGAGGAAGATATTTCTACTATAATGAAATATGCTGGTGACGTATGTTCACTTATTAAAGGGTCTTCAAAAGAGATACAGGATTTGTCTTATGAGGATCAGATTAAAAATAATGATGCTGGTAGGGTAGATTCTTATGTACCATTTAGAAACGGTTTATTACTTTCCATAGCTACGGCATATGCTGACAGTTTATTTCCTAATGAGGATGTAAAAATATATTACGGAGCACATGCTGATGATGCTGCTGGACAGGCTTATGCAGATTGTTCTCCAGAGTTTGCTGATGCTATGAACAAAGCTATTAATATAGGTACATATGGAAAGATCAGTGTAGAAAGACCCCTCATTAATATGAATAAAGCTCAGGTTGTAAAAGAGGGACTTGAATTAAATACTCCTTATGAACTTACCTGGTCCTGTTACAAAGGTGGGGATAAAGCTTGTGGAAAGTGTGGTACTTGTAGAGATAGACTTAAAGCTTTTGAGCTTAACAATATAAAGGATCCGATAGACTATGAAAAATAAGATTGTAGTTGCTTTGGATTTTGATGGTACAGTAATAGAGAAAGTTGACTTTCCTTGTATAAGGTACACATTCAAAAAGGACGCTAAAAAAATTATTAAAGAACTGCATAAGAATGGGTTCTACTTTATACTAAATACGGCTAGATATGGTTGGTATAGATGGCCTGCAATTTGGTTTATATGGAAACATAGATTACCTGTAAAGCTACAGGTATTTAATAAAAAACCAGATGCTGACATCTATATAGATGATAAGAACTTAGATTGTAATGGTATAGACTGGAAAGAGATAGAACAAAAACTTCTAAAATATAAGGAGGATACATTATGTATGAAGTGAGCAAACGTATGGAAGTAGCAGGGGCACATAACCTTCTCCTTCCTTATGAAAGTAAATGTTCTGGTATGCATGGACATAACTGGATCATTACAGTGTACTGTAGGGCTGATAAGCTTACAGAATATGGTATGATTGTCGACTTTGCTAGAGTAAAGAAAGAAATATATGGAGCACTTGACCACAAATACATTAATGATGTTGTTGCACCTTTAAACCCCACTGCTGAGAACTTGGCTAAGTGGGTGTGTGACAAAGTGACTTCAATCTGTGAGACAGGTAGATGTTATAAGGTTACAGTACAAGAAAGTGAAGGAAATATTGCTACTTATGAGGAGGATACATTATGAAAGTAGTTGAGATTTTTAAGAGCATAGATGGTGAGGGTAAACGCGCAGGTTTACCCTGTACCTTTATAAGACTCTACGGATGTAATTTACATTGTAGTTATTGTGACACACGTTACGGATGTGAAGGCAATAATTATAAAGTGATGAGTATAAAAGAAATAATAAGAACAGTTAAAGAGCTTGGTGTTACTCACATTACTCTTACAGGTGGAGAGCCTCTGATTAACCCTGACTCTTTTAAGCTAATACATAGATTGTGTGACGAGGGCTTTGTACTAAATATAGAGACTAATGGTGCTGTAGATATTACTCCTGTAGATAAAAGAGCTTTTATCACTATAGATTACAAGTGTCCATCAAGTGGCATGGAGGAACATATGTTAAAAAATAACTTCAACATTCTTAGAAAAAAAGATGTGTGCAAATTCGTTGTTGGTAGTGTAAAGGATTTAGATAGAGCATATGAAATAATAAATAAATACGACCTGGATAAGAATTGTCAGGTTTATTTATCTCCTGTGTTCGGTAATATAGAGGCTGCTGACATAGTCAAATATATGATGGAACATGAAATGTATAGATGTAAGGTTCAGTTGCAGTTGCACAAATATATCTGGGATCCTAATGAGAGGGGTGTGTGACTTATGAAAGATATAGATACTTCTAGAATAGAGGCTGCAGTAAAGGAAATACTTGGGGCTCTTGGTGATGACATAAATAGAGAGGGCTTAAAAGAAACACCTAAACGTGTGGCTAGGATGTACACAGAAGTGTTTGAAGGTATGAGATATACTAATGACGAGATTGCTGACATGTTTAATAAGTGCTTTGAGGATACAGAGACTAGTGATCTTGTTATAGTTAAGGACATACCTATATTTTCTTACTGTGAACATCATATAGCACTCATGTACGACATGAAGGTATCTGTTGGTTATATACCTAATAAGAAGGTTATAGGACTTAGTAAGATAGCTAGGATTGCAGATATGGTTGGTAAAAGGCTACAGTTACAGGAAAGAATTGGGGCGGATATATATGATGTGTTAAATAAAGTGCTTGACACGGATAACATCATTGTTGTCATAGAAGGTAAACATAGTTGTATGACGGCACGTGGTATAAAGAAAACTGAGAGTAAAACAAGAACGTCGTGTTGTCACGGTGTTTTCAGAAAAGATAGTGCACTGAGACAGGAGTTCTACAGTTTACTAAAGGAGGGGTGATGAAAATGAGAGAGACGCCGAAGATGGAGCAGATGTTTGAATACTATTACATGCTAGGTGAAGATAGGACTATTGCAGCGGTGAGCGACCACTTCAATGTTTCTAGACAGTCTGTGTCAAAATATAGTAGAGAGTTTAATTGGCGTGAGCGTGTATATGAGAGAGATACAAAAATTCTTAATGAACTGCGTAAGGAAAATAATAATGACATAAAATCTACTATGGACTCTTATAGAAAGGTTATAAAGGCTTCTGTTGCAGATTACATTAACAGATTGAAGTCAAATAAGATCAAGGTGGAGTCTGTTAGGGACTTTGTTAAATTAGTAGAGCTTGAAATGAAAATATGTGGTTTTGAGAGCCTGTTGTTTGAAGATGATCTTGAAGTAAAGGGGATTAACCTTTCTAGTGAGTCTAAGAACACAGTTGATAAGCTTCTTGATGAATTTATAGAAAATGGTGATGTAAGTGAGTGACTATGGATTAAAACAACTTGACGTTATAAAAAATATAGGACGATGCAAGAGAGAGTTACATGTAGGGGTTTATGGTTGTGGAAAGACATATAGTATTTCAGTGGCACTGGGGATATTATGTTTAAGGTTATGTAATGAAGGGGTCACTGGGTTAAACATTGTCCTCTTAGGAAGAACTCAGCAGACAGTTAAGAAAAATATATGTAATGTTTTAAGTGATAATTTTGGCAAAGATTTTAGATATGATAGTGGAAGAAAAGATGGTAAAACAAAGGACTGTGTGTTGTTTAACCAATATATACATATCATAGGATTAAACGATAAAAGCAGTGAGAGTAAATTTCGTGGCTTATCTAATATATTTTGTATTATTCACGATGAGGCAGTTTTGTGTAGTGAGGAGCAGTTTAATAAAATACTTGGAAGATTAAGAGGCAGTTTCAGTAATAAAGCAATGTCCGTATTTAATAAATTATCCATTGTTCCATGCTTTTACCTTGGGAGTACAAATCCTGATTCACCAGTTCATTGGTTAAAGCATAAGATTGATGATAATTATTTTGATAAAGTTATAAACTGGCATATAGATGATGCAAAGTGGAAGGGTGCAAGGGAGTATTATGATAATTTATTGAAAGCATATCCGGAGGACAGTCTAGATAGGCAGAGATACCTCTTGTGTAAATGGGTAGCAGCTGAGGGGATTATATTTAAGTACTTTTTGGAGAATAAGGATAAGTTTATAGTAGATGATGTAGATGAAAGATCTATAGGATATGCAGTTGCAGGAATAGATATAGGCGGACATAAGAGTGGTTCTACAATTGTAATAAGTGGATTTCATGGAAATATATCCGAGGGGATTACAGTTCTACATAGTGCAAAATTGAAGGCTAACAAGGGTGAAATTGACCCTGACCGATTAAATATATGGATTATGGAACAGATAGATATATTTAGGAGTAAGTATAGTAGTGTACCAATTGTTCAGGCGAATATAGATAATGCAGAACAGTATATTGAGGCAGGTATAAGAAATGTACTGAGGAGAAATGGGTATAATATCACTGTTGCAGATGCGAAAAAGATTTTAATCATGGATAGAGTAAAGTTCATACAAAAGATGTTTGCGGTGAATATGTTACACATTCATTCAGATTGTAATGATTTAATAGAGAGTTTAAGCACTTTGGTATATGATGAAAAGAAGTTGAAGGATACAGTTCTTGATGATGGGACTACTGATAATGATAGCTTTGATGCATTTTGTTATAGTTTTGAAAAACAGATTAATCGTTTTAGCTATGTATAAGGGGGTGCATTTGGTTTATGTTAGATGTAAAGAGAGTAATAGATATAATCAATAAGTTAGGATATAATACATATACATTTGATTATAGTATCTATAATACATATATTCAGGTGATGCTGGACTGGTATAAGGGACAGGTTAATACATTTCATACAGAGACAGTGTACAATGGTGCATATGAGGTCAGAGTAGATAAGTCAAGATTAAACATGGCAAAGAGGGTCTGTGAGGACTTGGCTTCATTAGTGACAAATGAAAATTTATCAGTATTAGTAAATAGTCCTAATGAAAAAGATTTTCTACTTGGTTATGATGAGATGACTGGCATACTTGGACAAAATGATTTTTGGACTCAATTAGCAAGGATATATGAATTAACATGTGCTTTAGGGACAGGGGCATTTGAGATTGTTGCAGAGGGTTTATTTATGTTCGAGGATAAAATTCTATCCAATGACAATAGTAAATTAAAGATAGTGACACATAATGCTACTGAAATCATTCCTTTAAGTTGGGATAACAATTTAGATATAAAAGAGGTGGCATTTGTAGACCAGTATAAAATAAAGAATGATAAGTTTATAGATTTAAGGTTACACGTTCTTGTTGATGGTATTTATCATATTATAAACAAGAGGTTAAGAGTTTTTGATGGTGGTTCATATATTTTTGAGGATAGCAGTGATATATTGACAGATTTTGATACAAAGAGTAATGTACCATGGTTCAGTATCATCAAACTTCCACTGATAAACAATTATTGTATTGAGAGTCCTATGGGGGCAAGTGTGTATGGAAATTGTGTTGATCTATTGAAAAGTATAGATAATACCTTTGATATGTTGACTACAGAAATAAAACATGGTCAGAAGAAGATATTTTATGATAAGCGATTATGTGAAAGGGATAAACAAACTGGAAAAGTAATATATCCGGATGATAAAAATAATGGTGGCAGGTTAGTGTTTTATTATATGGGGGATGAGTTTAATGGTAATGCAGATGATAGTAATGGGTTAATCCATGAATTTAATCCAGAGTTGCGTATTGACGATATAACAAAAGCACTAGAGGGCAGTTTAAATTATTTAAGTAATATGTGTGGGCTTGGTAATAGTTACTATAAGTTTGAGCAAGGTACAGTTCAAAAAACTGCTACTGAGGTGATAAGTGAGAATTCATCCATGTACAGGAACATTAGGAAAAATGAGATAGCATTAGAAAAGAGTTTATTAAGTTTATTCAGGAGTTTATTATATGCAAATAATATGATTTTTGGTACAAGTTTTAATATAGATGTACCGATTTCAATACAGTTTGACCAGAGTATCCTAGAGGATAAGGGGACAATAAGGAAAAGGGAACTAGAGGAAGTCAAGTTAGGTATTTTGGATAAACAATACTATATTAAAAAATACTATTCTACGAATAGACGGGACGCTGTGGAATTAAAGGGAGATGCATGATTATGTACACTAAAATAAATATAGTAAAATTATGAAATAGATAGGAGGGTAATCGGATGAAAATAGAGGATTTATTGAAGGATAAACCGGACACATTAAAGGAAGTGAAGGATGCAATAAAAGAGGCAAATAGTAAAATTGAGGACAGTAGTAAAAAGATACATTTCGTGGATTTGGGTGAAGGTGGCTATGTGGAAAATAAGGCATACACGGCACTTGAAACAAAATACAATGATTTAAAAAATGCTGAAAATCCTTTTGAAAAGAAATACAATGATTTATTAGAGAGTAGTAAGAAGGATTTAGGGGCTGAACGTGATAAATTAAGTGGGATAGCAAAGAAATTAGCTGTTGACAATGCAGTGAGTAAATTAGGCATTGAAAATGAATTAGCACTTGCAGGTATAAAGTCATTGATAAAATATGATGAAATTAAATTAGATGAGGATTATAGCATTAAGGATGGCTTACAGAGTCAGATTGATGATATTAAGGAAAATTATAAGAGTGCATTTGAGACAAAGGTTGTATCTACAGGAAATGTAGTGAAGGATAGTCTGAAAAATGCAGGTGCAGAAAAGAGATATAGTAGTTTAGATGAAATAAGGGCAATGACACCTGAGCAGATACAGGCAGATTATAATAATATAATAGGGCAATTAGGTAGCTTAAAATAATAGGAGGTTGAGTTTATGGCAGTATCAAGTTTTGTTCCTACATTGTGGAGTGCAGTATTACTTACACAGTTACAGAATAACCTTGTAAGTGAGGCATTTGTGAACCATAATTATGAGGGTATGGTGGCAAGTTCAGGAAGTGTTAAAATCAATAGTTTTGGTGATATTACAGTAGCTAATTATGAAGGGACAGTTCAGTATCAAAATTTGGATGTTACCGATCAGACATTGAATATTGATAAGAGTTTATATTTTGGATTCCAGCTTGATGATGTTGATAAGGCACAGGTGGCAAGTTCAGGCGAGCTGATGACAAAGGCAATGCAGAGGGCTACATACAAGATACTTAATGAAAAAGATACAGGCATGTTTAATATGATGGCAAGTCAGGGTACTGTTGCTAATAATACAATAAATGTAAATAATGCTGACAGTGCAATTGATGCATTGTTAGAAATTAAGAAAAATATGGATATTGCGAATATACCTGATGTAGGAAGAGTAATTGCAATTAATCCTGACTTTGAAAAGCATTTACTCGCTAATAAAACATTGGCATTGACTGGAATAGGGGATGCAATTGTAAAGAATGGGTACATTGGGGAGTTGTTTGGACTAAAATTATTTAGGACAAATAATTTATACAAGGATTCTGATAATGCTAGTCATATTATTGCTACTACTCCTGCATTTACGACTGAGGCTAATCAAATTGAAGAAATTGAGGCATTGAGATTAGAGGGGTCATTTAAGGATGCAGTGAGAGGTTTATATGTATGGGGTGCAAAGGTGACTCAGCCTGAAGGTGTATTGGTACAGAAGGTTACATTCAATAATAGTTGATATAATTAGTGATGGCGAGTAATTTGAGCAATAGTTCAGATGAATAAGAGGATAAACCCTCTCTCCTTATGGGAGGGAGGGTTTATTGAGAGGTGATAGTATGGTAGAAAATCATGAGTCAACTGAGACAATTGAGTTAGCAATACAAAAATTTAATGAAAAGAATACACAGATAAATACACTTAATTCACAAATAAATACATTGACTTCTACAGTAAATACACTTAACTCACAAGTGGCTACAGATAATACCAACTTTGGTAATATATATGAAGCAATAGTAGTCAAGGGTGGAGCAGAATCCTGCACTGAAAATGACCATAGTACATATGCCAGCGGTATTTTGTCAATAGATACATATAGTGGTGATGTAGATGCATTAAAGGGATATTTAGATAATGTTTACACTCAGATTGTTGCAAAAGGAGGAACATGCACACAAAACGATTATTCCACATATGATGACGGTGTTGCAAGCATTCCAACTTCTGGTGGAGACACTTCACAACTAGAGGGATATTTAGATGATGTATACACTCAGATTGTTGCAAAAGGCGGAACATGCACACAAAAAGATTATTCCACATATGATGACGGTGTTGCAAGCATTCCAACTTCTGGTGGAGGAGGTGGAGACACTTCACAACTAGAGGGGTATCTCTCCGATATATACACTGTAATAAGTGCAAATAAAGTAGGAGTGACATGTACTTCTGGTGTATATGGTGATTATGATGATGCAATACAAAATATATATAATGCTTATGATAATACAATAACAGGTTTACAAGGGCAAATAAGTACATTAAATCAGAGAATAGATACATTAACTGGACAAGTGAGTAGTTTACAAAGTCAGTTAAGTTCAAGGGATTTATTGATAAATGAATTGCAAGGATACCTGAGTGATATATATAGTCAGATTATTGCAAAAGGCGGAACATGCACACAGAATGATTATAGTAGTTATGATGATGGTGTTGCAAGCATACCAAGTGCTACTCCAAGTGGTGTGGCTAGTCTTGATGATCTAAGGTCACAATTAAACATGATAGATGTACCAAGTACAAACTTAGTTATCACTAATGGTAACAGTTTATTTAAGAATATGACATTATATAAGAAATTATATGGTGGGAAGTATGACCTAACAGATTGTACAGATGTGACAGATATGTTTAAGAACTGTCCAAGTTTAGAAGAATTTGAACTTTCTAATTTTGGTAATAATGTGAATAATGACCTAATTTTGGATATATCTGATTCAAATAATAGGATTGACTTTGCAGGTTGGTATCAAGATATTCCAGCATACACTGGTCAATACATAAGAAAAATAATAGTTAATCAACTTACATATAATTACAATACTGATGAAATTGCAGCATTACGTAATAAAAATATAATAGTAGAAGTAAAAGCAACATAAGAAGGGGGTATAAACTGTGGCAGAATTAGTAGTAGGGGAAAATAGTTACATATCACTGGACGAGGCAAATAGCCTTGTAGAAAATAATTATACTTCCTTTAGTGATGAATATAAATTTTGGTCTAGTTTATCCGATAATGATAAGGCAGTGTTAGTTTTAAATGGAACAAACCTGATAACTGATGACACTTTTTTGTGGAAGGGAGTCAGAGCTGATTCAGAACAAAACCTTGTTTTTCCACGTAAATTAGAAAATGATGATATAATTGAATTTAGTGATAAGATGAAAATAGGATTGATAGAGCTTGTGATGAGAATGAATGCTACGAATTTTAGTAAGTTCGGACAATTGATAAAGAATGGTATTAGCAGTTTCTCTGATGGGGCTGGCATGAGTGTAAAATTTGTGGATAACATAGTAAATAAAATTTCGGGGAAAAATTCTGTAGATAGGATACCTGTAGATATATTTAATAAGTATTTTATAGAATATACATGGTTAGTATTTTATGGGGGTTGATGGAGGTGGAAAATAATAATTATAATGAATTTTTGGAGAGACTGACACGCATTGAGACAAAGATAGATTCATTTAATGAAGATATAAAGTCTTGTGAGCGAGTAAGTTCTGACAATAAAAGTGAAATAATAGCATTGAAACAGAAAGTGGAAAATCAACAGAGGGATATAGATGAATTGAATAATAAGAATATGTATACAAGCCGAACAGTGATAGGTGCAATTGTTTCAAGTATAGGGGCTTTGATACTATGTCTAATAAAAATAGGATTAGGCATATAAATAAGAGTGGGTGGTTTATATGAAGGAGAGATTATCGAAATTGATAACAGTGAAGTCAATTGTGACTTTGTGCCTTACAGTTTTACACATGATATTATGTATACGGGGGCAACTTCCTGTTGAAAATGTCATAGCAGTATATTCACTTGTACTTGGTAGTTTATTGAGAAACAAGTCAGATAGTTCAGGGCATAAAAACGACATAGAAGATATATAGGGAAACATTTCCCTTTATATAGATTTCCTCCTTTTGGGGATATTGATACATAAAAGCATAGGGTCAATATCCCCATTTCATACATGTCCCGAACTAAAGAAAAACGAAAAAATCAAATATACCCCTGAGGTGATGAATATGAATATGAACAATCGTAACATTTATTACAGGGATTATGTAAAGATAAATGATGTAGAGGAAGAGTTCATACATTACAGTGGATGGATTGATAACTCTTATCATGAATTTGATAGTAAAGTGGCATTGAAGGAAAATGATAAAATTGAGTATGAGGGAAATTGTTACATAGTGGAGAAAGTAATAGAGCATTTACATCATACTAAGAAAGCAAGACACTATTATGAAATCAGGTGTAAATATGTTTGATTTTATATATAAGGATGATATAAGATATGAGGAGGCAATGACAGAAAGTGACACAAACACTTTTGGATTAAAGCAAGCAGTGGTGATAAAGGGATTGAGATTAAAGGGGCATTATCAGTTCACTACTTCTGGGAATGGTGACAGTGTGACGAGCAGTATAGTATATAGGACAAAAATAAAGATAAAGAAGAATAGTAAATTGAATGGGCATGTAGTCATGGAGTCAGTAAGGGTAGACAGTATATTAGATGATGCTGGCTATATAAATTATTGTAAGTAGTGGTGGTTTATGTTTTATGTAGATGTAAATAGTGAAGATGATTCTAAATTAATCCTTGATATAGAAAATATAATAAGTCATCAGGTAATTAACTTGACGAAGGAAAAGTATGATATACAGATAGATTATAGTGGTTTAAAGGATGGAGTGGGGATAGCTACAGTTGTGACTGAAAACCTAGCAGAAAAAGTATTAGAAAGAGCAATATATTATTGTCCTAAGGACACAGGGTATTTAGCAAGTACTGGTAGAGCTGAGACAATAGGAGAAGGAAAAGTAAAGATAATTTTTGATTGTGAGTATGCTTGGTATGTACATGAGCAGACATGGAAGGAGCATAAATTTCCTACATGTGCGAAATTCTTAACTCGTGCAATAGAGGAAGTGGAGCAATTGACAGGTAATGGTTTTGCATAGTGGAGGTGGGATTGTGATGCATTATGGATAAGTTATATGATTATATAATAGAAAGGTTGCCGGACATTGAGGGATATGGTAATATAGGTAGGGTTTATGATGAGGATGGTGTATCAAATCATTCTGTGTTTAAACAGTCAATAAGAGAGGATAAACAGGGTGACATAGGTATGTTTATCACTAATACTCATGAGGCTACAAAGTTAAGTGGACATTCATTTTGGGTATCAGAGGTACAGATTGTTGTAAACACGGTCAATGGTGATGTTGAAGGTGCATTGAGATATTTAAGAAGTTTATATAATAACATACAAAACAATAGTCATAACGACTACATTTGGATAAAAAATAGTAGATTGATAAACATATGTCCGGTAGGAAAAAATAGTTCAGGGATACACTGGTGTGTATTAAACGTGCAGTTGAAATATATAATTAACGAAGATAATTAAGGAAGGTGTTTATTTATGGCATGGGAAGCAGGTAAAGGAGTAGTTGAGGCAGGTAGAAATATTGTAAGAATTTATGCAAGTACAAGTAATACAATAACTGCTGATGATTTAATAGGTGAGTTAACAGATATTTCTGGTTTTGGTTCACAGAAGGAAGGAAAAGAGCGTGGTGGTTATCACTATGCAAAAAAGCAGAAGTTTACAGGTCAAGCGACACCTAATGATATAAGTTTTACAGAGAATTTGACACTCGATGCTTTAACATTAAGGCGTGGACAGTATAATAATGGTACGAAGTTTTATAATGTAGTAGTTGACACTGCGAATAATAATGCTATTTTATATAAGTGTCACGGGGAAATTAGTCAATGGGGCATGGAAATTAAGGATGGTGATACATGCACATTGACATATACAATGGTTCTGGATGATGATGATCCAGAGATTACATTAAATTTAGGAGAATGATAATAAGGGGATAAGCAATATTTGGTGTTTATCCCCTTCGATTGAAGGAGGAAATAGGCAATGGCAAGAAGTAGATTGACACAGGGGTTTAAACTTTATGATTGGAATAAGTTTAGCAAGGAATTTAGTGAAGAGTTATATAAAGAGGTAATTGATGGGCAGTTAAGAATAGATGATGTGATTATGAAATATTTGGGGGATAAGCAATATTTGGTGACTATCACTTTGAGTGAAGGAGAGGAAATAGGCAATGGTGAGGAGTTTATTGAGGAGTTTAAGAAGACATATAAAGAGATAATTGATGAGCAGTTAAGAATAGATGATGTGACTATGAAATGTTTGGGGGATAAGCAATATTTGGTGACTATTATTTTGAGTGAAGGAGGAAATAGGCAATGGCAAGAAGTAGATTGACACAGAGGTTTAAACTTTATGATTGGAATAAGTTTAGCAAGGAGTTTAAGAAGAAATATAAAGAGGATACTGGTGAGCAGTTAAGAGTAAATACGGCAGTATTTGTTACATTTTATAAGATATTAAAATCAAGTTTAATTGGTACAGGTGGTAAGGCAGGATTAAAAGAGCCTGAAATTGAAGATGTAATTGCATTGATAAAATTAGGGAATGGCAATTGTAAAGATGAGGATGCTATAGTGATATTAGAAAATTATTTAAATGATGAAACGGTGACTGGTGGTTTACTTGGTGCTATGTTGGACATTATAGTAGATTTTTATACAGATTTAAATATAAGCAAAGACAGTTTAAAGAGGGCGATTGAGCTGAGGCAGTTATATATTGATAGCTTGGAGCAGAAAAAGCAGGAACAAAAAGAGCCAGACAGTAAAGAAAATAGTGATACCCAATAATAAGGGTGTATGCAAGGTTGGGTGAGAACTTAACCTTGTTTTTATTTTAGGGGGTATTTTATGTTGATAAAGGATTTTGTGATAAGGGACATATTAGATTATGAGGATACAGAGGGGATAAGTATAATAGATGAACTTGAGCAAGGGGAGTTATTTATATTAGTTGATTTAATTCAGATGAGTATTAAATGTAGTGAAGAGGATGCAAATGATATATTGAGTAAGGCATTAAATGAAAGTTCTCTTCCAGAAATAATAGAAAAAGTAGTAGATAGTTTAATAGGAAGGAGAGCAGAAAAGAGTGAGGAGACAGTAAATAAAAAAGAGTATAAGAATTTTTCAGATATATTATTAAATTTTTATACACAGATTCAGATAGTTGATACATTGAGTTATAGTGATTTTATGAATATGACGACAAGGCAGTTATATAGATATGCAGATGGTTTACAGGCGAGGTATATAAATAATAAAAATCAGGAGTTGCAAAGTCAGTTTAATAATATAGCAATGTTATTAGGAGCAGTTACAGGCAAATTGAAGGAATGTCCTCAACTGGATGAAGAGGGGCATATTAAGAAAAAGTCATTAAGAGATAAGTTGGCAGAGATAAACAGGAGGTGAGAATGGTTTATGGCAGATGAATTAAAAGCGAACATAGAAGTTAATATGCATAGTAATGTTGATGAGGAGATAAGGCATATTCAGGAAAAAATAAGTAGTTTAACTGATACATTTGAAAGAATAAATAGCATACAACAAAACATACTGGATAATGAATTGAGCATTGATAAGAATAAAGTAGATATATTTAGTAATTCTATGTTATATGACAAAGAGGATCTTGTAGAGGAGTATAACAAAAAGCTTATTGAATTAAAGGGTACATTGGATAATTTATATAATTCTGATGCATCTGCATTTATAAGTAATATTGATGCTTTGGATAATAAAATGATAGAAATGAATAGCTTAATGGATGCAATTAGCGAAAAAAGGGGGCTTAAAGATTTTGCATCAGAATCATCAATTGCTATAAAAGAGCTTTATGATGAATTAGCAGGTCATGACTTTTCTGATATATATGGTGAAAGTTTACAGGGTATAATAGGTGAGCAACTTGAAAAAATCATTGAAGATGTAAAAAATGCTAAAGAAAAAATAAAAGAGTCCTTAGATTTAGGAGATGTATCAGATAAAACTATAGCTGATATTGAAAATATAAGAAATAATATAGAAGATAGACTTTTATCAATAGGGGATTACATAGGATTAGATGCTTCAAATATGTTCTTGGGTGAAATTGAAAAGATAAGTAATGGGATAGATGGGCTTATAGAAAAGTATGTTCAATTGAATGATGATACAGTAATTGACCTTACAGGGGTAAAAGAGTATGTAGCACTTATCGATAATGG